GTGGCATAGTAATGTCTTTCCTGTTCTTTCTTCAAATACTTGTTCTGCTGCATTCATCGCAGTTTGACAAGAATGAATCTTGTTGTATCTATTCTCATACTCTTTGAGCAATGCAAATCCGTGTTGAATTAACCACGCAGTATTGGCAATACTCTGTGCTGCCCATATAGTACAAGGATGTCCACGGAAAGCACCCTTCTGAGTATTGTAAGGTGTTCCATCTTTCTTAGGTAATAAGTCATCACCCCAAGCAAAATACCACTTGGAATAGACCACTGCCAGCATCTGGCAAGTCTCAAGTGGCATCTTTACAATATGCTTATCGGGTAAAACTTCTGCTGACACAGTTGGGTCAGGATCGGTCACAAAAATGTTCATAATGAGGTGGAGTATAATGATCGTTCCAGTGTCGAATGTTACCTGCAACGATAAAACAATTAGTAATCACAAGTTGGAGAAAGATCAAAGTTCGGATTATAGCAACTGTGTCTGCTTCTTTATCAGACTTACCAGACTTGTCTCCGAGTGCTTTTGCCCATACTCTCCATACCTTCCATATCATAGCATAAAATTTCGATGTTGCCAAGTCATTCCACTTGTGGATCCTCTACATGGGTTTATACAATCGCTTTCTTTAACATAACCATAGTTTTTTAAAGTATTACAAACTAGACCTGCAAGATCGTGCGGACATCCTTCTTTACCATCTGCCCAATATAGTTGACCATCTATCCAACGAGCACCACATTTTAAACATTCTTTTATCATATTTTTTCAATTCCTTTTCTTATATCATCATGCAATCTTTCAGTTGCAGTTTTTTCTTGTTCTTTCATATGCTCTTGTCTACCATCTTTGGTAAAGACTTTCTTCTCATAATCAAAGTGAGGATGTGGTTGAGCATTTTCAAAAGGATTCTTTGATATATTTTTGATAACAATAAATTTATCTTTTGCAAAAGTACCTGCAATCTGCACTTCAATTTCATCACCATCTTTCCAGTTTATTTCACCTTTGAGATTAGTGTGAAGCATGGCTTCTTGAATTTTGTCAGTAAGTTCTTGTGTTAGTTTCATTTTTTAAATACTCCTAACTTTGTTAAAAGATAAAGTGCCAGTATTGTCCAAAAGACAACTTCTAATCCAACATTGTTCATTGATACTTCTCCAAATCACATTCTACTAGGATTTCTCCCTCACCTTTTCTTGGTATTGGAGGGCCTACTTTTTCCTGTAATACTTTAAGTTCTTTTGCACCCTCTCCTTGGTCATATGGAATTGGTGCATTATGTAAGCAAACACGAATGATTTGCATTTCTTCTGGAGTAAAAAAAATCTCTTTTTGCATTAGATTCCTAACAGTTTACGTTGACGATTAAAATAATTATGTAGTATCCAAGAGCTACTATTTAATTTATCAGTTCCACCAACACCATATTCAAATATAACGTTTTCATTATTAGCAAACCCCATTGTTTCTGGAGTATTACTATGTCCTCTATCACCACCATTACAGAATACAACTTGTTTAGATATTTCTAAACATTTTCTAATTGCACCCTTTGCAGTATCATCAGAATCATCCCATGATATCACAGCATCTACCATATCTAGATGACGAACGATATCTGCTCTCTCTGTCCAACATTGAAAGTATTGACCTTTCTTTCTTTTTAACCAAGGGTCTCCATTTAATCCCACAATTAGATAGTCAGAAAAATCTTTTGCTCTTTCAAAATATCTTAAGTGACCACTGTGTATGGGATCAAATCCACCTGTGACAAGACTGATTTTATCAAAAATCATTCTACAAATGTTGAATCAGGTTCAAGTGCAATAAAGTAAGTTAGATTATGATTCTTATTTACAAAACGAGCAAGTAATTTCTTAGATATAACAACCTCATAAGTACCAGGAAATATCTTAATATTCTCTACCTTAAAGTTAAATGAAAACTCTTTATCTGTTTCTCCTACGATCATACCAGTTTTTGTTGATGTATCATTCTTCTTATCACGAACCACCATTTTAACAACTCCATTCTCACCAACAACAGATAAATCAGAACACTGATTAACTGCTGATATTTTAAGAAGACGAATCAAAGTATCATGATCTAGAATAAAACAAACATCTTCACTTGGAAGAGTTAAAGTTTTTTCTGGAGGTGTAACAATTACACTAGGATCTGCAAAAAAGTATTCTGTTTCAAAATGCTTTCCATCTACAATTTTAACGTAAGATTCATTTGTAAAATCTAATTCTGGATTTGCACAAAGAGACACATTATTCAAAAACTGAACAAGATCATAAATTGCAAAATCTTTTGGAAAATCTTCTTCAACTTCAACTTCAGCAAGGATATTTTTCATCACAGACATCGTGCGAAGAGATTTACCTTCCTTGAATAATATTGATTGATTTATTGAAGAAAAGTTTTTTAATAAATTAAATGTTTTTTCTGATAGTTTCATAGATTCAAGTGATTCAAGAGTTTGAAATGTTTGCATAATTAAGGCATTTGTTCGAAGTTTCCAGATGGCATAGATGGTTCTCCATAATGTCCATCAAAGTGTAATAACAGCATAGCATAATGTATGACTTTCATCAAGTCTGTTTTGTTTTTCCCATTTTTGCTACCATATCGGCTTCCATATTTCAAAATATTTGCTTGACAAAATTGTGGTGCGATATCTCTTGCTGCCATTAAGTCAAGAGTTTGAACTTTACGAAACTCATGTTTAGTTCCTGTATAATGTCCCTGATATGTTGAGGACACATATTCCTCAATATCTCTTAGAATTTCTTCTTCATGATATTTGTAATAATGTGCTGACTTTGGTTCATAGTTGAAATGATGTGCATACTGATCATCTACTGCAGATAAATCTATCTCATAATCAAGACCATCAGGTTCATAACCATAACAATTTTCGTAAGAGTCAGTGCTTCCACCACCTACTACTCTCTCAGCCCTTGCTTGATCTACAGGATCAGTAAAAGGATTCTCTGCATTAGGGTCATTACGCTTATAATCATAATAAGCATCTGAATGTTCTACTGGATCTGGTTCTTTCCACAATCCTGTTTTTTCGTCTACTTCTTTTTTCTTCATAATAGGATAATCTTCATCAAATGTTCCGTTTAGAATTGACGCTGCTAAACTCCACGCATTAACCATATGTAAATAGAAAATCGTTTACAAGACTCTCTGCTTTTTCTTTTCCAAACTTACCACTCAGATAACCTGAGACAGGATCAAGTTTAGTCATATAAGCATCGAAATCTTTATACAAACTAGTATTAGTTCCAGTTGGTTTCTCTAATTCTAACATATCCTTGAACTTTGTCAAGTAAGCTCTAAACATATCAAGATGTTCATCTACCTCATCCATAGTACACTTGACCACATAAATGTTTTCTGAAAAATGATTACCAGGTTCAAAGAAACGAATATCTCCATCTTGTTTTGGTAAACCATCAACAGAGAACAAATAGTTTTCTACAGGATGTTGAAAATCAAAGACAATAATGACCTTCTTGTCAAAGAATCCCATAAGATCCATACCAAAACATGGAAGATTACTGCCTGTCTTAGGATAGATGATGTTGTTGTATATGCAAGATTTTTCATTCCAGATCTCCACTTCTCGTGACTTAATTATATATGAAGTTGTATATGTTTTTGCGGTTAAGTATGTACTTTTAGATTCCCATGTAGCCCAAACGCTCCCTACACCGTTGTGGAGAGGGAGCGTTTCGTGCAGAATCTTTTTGTAATTAACCCACAGATTCATTGTTTTCATACATTGCGTCTTCTTTCTTGTCCATTTCAAAGTCAGCATCTACTTTGTCATACAACTCAAGGAATGATTGCTTTGTCTCATCATCAAATCTGTTGATACAAACTTGAATTGCCTTTTGCTTATTCTTGAAGATTGCATATGCACGAATGATGTGAACCAATCTTCTTGTGCTGATGATTTCTTCAATACCACCATCGTAGAATGTCTTACGAATGATGTCACCCCAATCAACCAATCTCTTACAGAAATCAGCATCCTTAACACCAAGAGTTGCAGCAATCTTTTCTAAGATTCTATTCTCTGTTACTGGAGAGGGGTAGGATTGCTCGAAGGTAACTGGGAATCTTTCGAGGAATGCTTCGTTGAGCACGTTAGTTCCAATAAAGCGTCCATCGTCTGAACCTTTACCCTTAGTATTTGCGGTGGCGAATATGTTGAATCCGTCTCTTGGCTCAACGTATCTTCCAATCTTTTTAAGGAAAAGACCATTTCCCTCAAGGACGCTCTGA